CGCCAGAAATAGCCTTACCAACAAGGGGCATAGCCATAGGCAGGAGCATGCTAGTAATAGCCATACCCATTGGTCCACCCATGAAACCAAGCCCCATTTCAGCAAGACCACCAATTCCAGTTTCACCAAAACCAGCAATTGCACTTGGCAAGAAACGCTTAAGTCCAGTAGCCGCTACCTCTTCGGTGTCCGATATTGCGGCCTTTCCAACGCTTTGCAACGCATCGCCCTGGATTCCCTTAATCTTGTTAAAACTTTCGTCAATTGCAAACTTAGCCTTTGAACTGTATCCCTTGCCAAATCCCTCTTCCTTTGAATAAAGGTCACGAAGAAGTTTCTTGGTTACAGGCTTGCCTTCGGAAAGGGCTTTCTTTTCAACGTCTGAAAGAGCGGTTTTTTCAAGGCCGCCACCGCCACCGCCAAACATTCCTTCTCGTGCGGTTATTGCAGTGTTTGTCTTAATGTCTTCAAGCAAAGAAAGTTGCTTTTGCTTGTTGTTCATGTAAACGTTTTTGAAGCCTTCGCCTCCGCCACCCAACTTCTTTGCTAGGTCGCGGAATACAGTATCTTTTGCAATGCCTTCAATGTCCTTACCGGCAATCTTTCCCCAAATCTTTGAAGTACCGGCATAACCAGCACCAAGAACGCCGTATGCGCCTTTGGCAAGACTTGCCAGTTTTCCGACTGTTGCAATACCGGCAAAAACACCAACCATTGAAACAAGGGGAATAAGAACAATTTTAAACCTAGNAAGGAGACCAACNACATCAGTAAGTATTTTGCCAAGTNTTAACGCGGNTGGCGTAAGNGCCTTACCAATGTTTACAAGGTCAGCCATGAAGGTTTGCTTCATCATATTGAACTGCGCTTGTGGCGTTGAAAGAGCCCTTTGAGTGTCTCTATTCAAAACCGCAATACTGGAGTTTTTTTGAATAGACGCATAAATACCGGCCAAAAGCGATGGGCTATTTATCATGGCGTCAATGGTGGCGGAACTCTTGGAACCACCAAAAGCCTTTGTAACGATAAGGTTTTCAAGAGTGTTTAACCAGGTAGTTCCACTCTTGCCTTCAAATCCTGCGGTACCCTNACCAAGTGTTTTAAGGTTTCCAGCGGCCCAGGCATCAATAACTGCCTTTGGAATGTCACCAACGCCCCAGTTTTCAAGAAGTGCGGTTGCTCCCGCAGCGCCAGTTGCGCCCTTGTACTTTACGTTAAATGCGGTAGGGTTGAAGCGACTAAGTGCCTGCTTAAGGTATTCGGAAACTGCAACAATTCCACCCTTACCAGCGAGCAATTGATTAATGTCTCCAGGTTGAATACCCAACATGGCAAGAGCCTTAGCACCTTGCGCACTTGGTGCCGTCATCATTGTCAACGCTGTTTTTACGTACTGACCAGCAGTTGAGCCAGGTGTACCCATTGCCGTAAGAAGGTCAATGAAAGAACCAAGAGATGCTGCTGAAACACCGTGAGCGGCTGCGGTTGGAAGCGCACCGCGACCAAGAGCAGAAATAATTTCAGATTGTTTAACGTCACCGGCACCAACGGTTGCGTTGATAAACGCTGCAATCGCCGCGGGGCTTGTTCCAACACCGGCAAGATTTGCGTTCATCATTGCGCCCATAACACGCGCTGATTGCTCCATTGGAGCGCCGCTAGCAACACCACCAAGAACGCCAAGAACCGCAACGCTCTTTGTCATCTTAGCAAGTTGATTATTTGTTGCCCCAAGACCACCGTGCAAACCTGCCGTAGCAGATGAAATGCGGTAGATGATGTTGGCTACGTCATTAAGACTTACACCAGTCTTCTTGGCCACATCAAGAGCCATGTTTGTCAGGAATGGGAGACTATTTGGTGCTCGACCAGCCTGAGTAATTGTCTGTGTAAGTTCTGCGTTAAACTTTGAATAGGTTTTTATTGCTTCGTAACCTATGCCGCCAATGGACAAAACGCCCCAGGTAGCGGCCTTAAGGATTCCAGGAGTAGCAATACCAGAGAGTTTGTTAAGGGTTCCATAGGACGCAGTTGTCGCTACGTTGTGTGCCTCTTGAGCAACACTTGATTCCTGAAGAACGACCTTTCGCTCTGCAAGAAGCCTGTTGTTTGCTTCAAGTTCAACGGCTTGGCTTTCTAAAGCCTTGGTGCTTTCTTCGGTAGTAACCGTTGCAACTTTTTGCTCTTCATTAGTGACGGCAAGAGACTTTCGGTATTCCGAAATAGCCTTAACCAGGTCTTGAAGGGTTACACCAAGGCTGTCCGCCGTCTTCTCGGCAGCAGCAAGGCTTTCATCAAACTTTTCCCCAGAGATGGCAGATTTGTCTAAAGAATCTACAACGTCAAGAATTGCGTCCGATAGGGTAATGAATACCTTAGAGGCTTCATCACCACCGGGCGCACTAATCGGTATTTCTACTGGGTCTACTGCCATAAGGTGCCTTTTGATAGAAAAAGCCGCTACCCACAAAGGAGTAGCGGCTTATCTTCCGCCTAATAACTTTTGTCTAGACGGTTGGTTGGTTAGAAGATTTTAGCAATTGTTTTAGCGACTTCAAAGCCAATTAATTCCGCAAGAACTTTTATTTCTTCTACTTTTTGTTCTGTTGATAGTTCAATTGCTTTTCTCATAAAAGCCATTGACATCAGGTAATCTTCTGAGCCCTGGTCTAAGACCTTGTTTGGGTCCATGCCAAGATTGATTGCATATCCCCCCGTTTCAACGTAAGGGTCTTTGCTCAGGGCTTCTAAAAAGTTTCGTCTGCCTCATTGTTGGCAATGTTGCTCCAACGGAACAACTTGTTTGCCGTTTCGATAAGGTCACCCTCGGTAAGGTAAAGTCCAATTACAGAGTCAGTAGCACGCTTGGCTTCAATGCCAAGAGCATCTGCAAGGTCTGTATCAAACTTTGTCCAGCGTCCGTGAGGGTCGTTGCTGCGAAGAGAGAGTTTGTTTTCAGTGTCGCCGTCAAAAACAGCGTAAATTCCTACGCATGAGTCATAAAGCATCTCTGCGTTTGCAACAAGAGAGAAGTCGGCGTTGCTATTCTTTCGACTCTCATTAGCGTACTTGGTGAGAGTGGAGTTAAGTTTTGTTGTAGATACTGGCTTGAAGCGGACGTAGATTTCCGGCTGCTCCCAGCGTGGCACCTTAATGTCCGTGTACAATTCATTTACGATTTGCTCACGGCGCTTCTTCAGGGAAACGAGGGGTGTCTGCTCCGCTTCTACAGCGACAACAGCACCCCCCGCTACCTGAGAGTTCACATCATTCCCGTCAGTGATATTAAAATCGACCATGTTTCCTCCTATGGCGTGTTAATTTTATTGTACTACTTTTTAGAAGTAATTTCCAGTTTGAGTTGCTGCGGCTGGGAATGACTGGCTAACCAGTGAACTTCCGCCAGGTGCAGCAGCAGCAGCGGCGTCAGCGACGGTCTCAACTGCAATGTCTACTTCCCACATACGAACGGCGTTGCTCATTGAGTCAGTTCCGCCGTCCTTAACAGCAGTAAGGCGACCGGTGTAAACACGTGGGGAACCCCAGGTGTTACCAGCGTCGTCAAGAGGCTGAATGTTGACGGTAACAAGGGTGTTACCAACAAGGGCGTGAAGGTCAGCAATGATTGCATTGTCAACCTGCGTGTTGTAAGCCTTGCTCAATGTCACGTCCGAGTAAGTAGGAAGCGACATGTAAGTAATTTCTGGGCCCATTCCGCCGGGACGGTGCTTGTTGACTGCGGCGGTGACATCTCCACCTGCAAACTTGTCAAAGTTAATCCACTGACCGTTTGAAAGTGTGGATGTCAAACCCGTTGGAGTCTGACCGATAATGAGCGTGGCAAGAAATTGCTGCTCAGAACCGAAAAAGTGAGTATTNGTATTAGTTGTTGACATTTAGGTTCTCCTTAAAANTTTATGATTATTGTGGGAGAGCAGCGTTAACTGCGTACTTAACCACGTTGATTGTCACGAACTCACCGAATGGAGACATCTTCAGGGAGACCTGAGCGTTAATCTGTCCAGCGGCGATTGTGGAAGGAGTGTTTACATTGCTTCCAGTGTTCACGACATAAGCAGAACCAGCGTTGATGCCGTAGAGGCTTCCGCGAGTCCAGTAAGACTGGCACTGTCCACCAAGTGCTCCGGCAAGTGCGCCGAAGATGTGTCCCTTGCCATCGATTTCCTGGAATACAAAGCCTTCGGCAATGAAGTCAAAGTCACGAACGACCTGCATACGGAAACGAACGTTGTTGAAGTAAATCCAGTTTGGGTCCAAAGCAAGTGAACGGAAACCGTAAATTGCAATAGCGTTTACATTTGGTACGTTGCGAACAACGTTTACACCAGCAGAGTTGAGGTTTCCACGGTCAGATGAGTTGTATGACTGAGATACGCCAGTTGCGTAACGCGAAGAACCGTACTGAATACCAGCGGCNGGAACGTTAGCGTCGTTACCTGAGTCGTTAACAGCAATGTTTGCAGCAACAAGAGCCGATGGTGGCACAACGCGNCTGAATACAATTCCGCTGTTGGAAGATGGGTTGGTGTTTACAACGCCAGGAACGTTAATCCAAGGGGCAAACAGGGCACCGTACGATGGGTCAGTGGCGCCCGCTTGAATAGCAGCAGCCTGAGTTTCAAGCGTTGAAGCCGAGGCGGTGTTTTGACCGTCAAGAATTGCAACGCGGTTGAAGGCAAGTGCGTGGTTAACAAGGTCAATCTGAGTGGTCGTGCTGGTGTTACCAGGGTATGAAACCTGTCCGGGACCGTACTTCTCTGTAATGTAAGCAAGTGTGGTGGCGGTGTCAGCGTCGCTTACCGCTGCGTCTGCACCTGAGGTAAGGTAAACAGAAGCCGTTGAGCCAGATGCAGGAAGAATTGTAGTTCCTGTAATAGCAGAAGCGGTGACCATCGACTGGTAGGCTGGAAGTGAGTTAATCCAGTTGATAACGTCAGTGTCGGTAGAAAGACCACCAACAGTAGCCATAAGGTTGCCGTTGTAGTTAATCTGTGCCGAGTAAAGGGTGCTTCCACCAGCGGTGTAACCGCTAATTGAAAGAATTACACCAGCGGCGCTAGAGTTGCTTGAGTTAGCCCAAGTACCCTTACCGTTAGCGGTGAGAAGGAACTTACCACCAGTTGTTCCTGAGGTTGCAGCGGCACCTGAGGAAGATGGCTGAACGCGAGTTACAAAAGCCTGAAGTCCACCTTCACGGAAGAAAACGTCAAGAGAGTCGTACAGCAATGTGCTGTCCATGTTTGTGAGTGAGTAGCGACCGGTAAGGCTTCCGTTAACAATCTGTCCAAACGCCTTTGTGAAGTCGTTCATTGACTGGATTGGTACTGGGATTCCTGCTGGGCCAGCGGCAACGCCAAGAACAAACCATGTACCGGTTGGGTTGTTGGCGCCGGAGTTTGATGAAGCGGCACTTACGTTAATGTAAGCACCTGGGGCCTGATTAGCCATTAGAGTTCTCCTGTTGGATTAGAGGAAACAGTTTCCTGATTCTTTGAGTTCTTTGTTTGTACTGCTGGTTTCTTTTCTTCGTCCTTGGGCTCAGTTGCCTTTACCTCATCGACGCTTAAAAAACCTTCTGAGATAAGACTCTCGATAAGCGGGGTGTCAATTACAGAGTAAGAAAACCCTGGTGACATTGGTTGGCCCTTGTCGTCATAAATGACGTGCTTGGCCTGTACTAAAACGTTTTTCTTGCTCATAATGATTCCTTTTCGAGTTCGACGTTAACGGTCTCAACTTCTACACCCGGTGTTGGCGGTTCAGTAGAAGGATTGGTAATTGCGCCAGTCGGAGCATATTGCGGACTTGGCACACCACCAAAAATGTTCATAACATTGGCAACCGTTACGACGAAGCGAACATGTGCAACACCGGTCGTTCGACCACTGCTGTGCTCACCTTCTAGATATTCCTCACCTTCCCATATAGTGCTTTGTGCAAAGCCACCAAGGTCGCGGTGTTGAATTATGCAGGCTCGCACGCAAGCGGCATAAGCCTGTGTTAGTGCTTCGGTTTCTTGCCAGTCTTTTGTACCGTAAACATAAACCATCGCTTCGACGGTAAATGAAGCACGAACATTGCTCTGGTAAACCTCTGGCATGTTTGTTGTTCCCGGAACACTAATAAGCACAGCAGCCTTAGCATTTCGAGGCAAAGTTCTAAAATCTGGGCGGTGCCTATATTCAAAAGGCACTTCCAATACTTCGCTTCCTAGATTGCGATTAAATTCAGCAATGTATGAAGGAAGCCAAAGTTGAAGCGTGTTATAAAACGCTTCCTGGACTGAGTGACCACCATAGAGAGGACCGTAGGCATCATCTAAATAAGACAGGTTCCAGTCTGTCCACCATTCGCGAACTGCCATGGTTATCTCCTTCTAGTCTTTACTGACCTAGCCATTGAGTTTTCCCCAAATGTGCTGTACTTTGGGGTCGCAACATATCCCTTTTCTTTTTGGTGAGACATTGTTGCACGCCTCTTAATATCACCACGGTCACGGCGTGCTTGGCGGCCTGCTTCTTCATCTCTAGGAGTGAAGTATTCTTTGTTGGATTTATTTGCCGCCTGTTCCTTGGGGGACATGACGTAGAATTCAATAATCTTTGCTGCGATTTTGTAGAACTCTGGAGTAATGGTTACGAACTCACGCTTCGGCATGTTGCCAGTGCCAGTTTGGTGATAAGCACCGTAGTTCCTACCGTGTGAGTAGGATTGTGGAGCCCTCTTGGATGGGTCAATTACAAGGTCGAGACCGCCATGTCCGAATGGACGCAGTTCCGGCATTGTTGCCGCCGCCGCTAAATAACCGTGGTTAAATAGGGGCTGGTTTTTAGAGTTACCACCCTTTGAGGCACGCTCACCAACTGTAGAGCCAGTTGGTTCATTTGGATACCCTGGGTGATACTGAGGGTCTGGGGCGGCCCACATGTCTGTGATGCCCCATTCGTAAGCAAAACCACCGTTCTTAAAACGAGTGGCCTCCATAAGGCTAAACTCGTCGGCAATGGTGTAAAGTGCAGGCTCAAGGTCCGCAAGTTTTTCACCAATGATTTTCATCTTGGCAGAAACTTGTTCAATTCGTTTTGATGTTGCTTTTACATCAACCTTGGCTAGTCTGGCCATTATCCACGGACCCAAGGAGCAATCAGATTATCAATCTGTTGGTCGATTTGGTCTAGGTTCATCTCACGGCGAGTCTGAGGTTCAAACTCAAGGATGATGAACTTGGCAGCCTGGAAAAGGCATGCACGGCGAAGTGAGGCGGGAATACCTTCGGTATAGCCACCATCGTATACAACCTGAATGCGTGAACCTTCAGGTGCAAACGTACCAAGGCGAATCCAAACGTGACCGTCAGTAACATCCGGACCGCGAATGCCACCGTGTTCAAAGTCAATAGGTTGGAAGTCACCGTAAGTACGGTAAATATTCATGGACTGAATGTTGTAAGTCCATAGTTCCGGGTAAGCCGGAGCGAACTGGTCAAGCCAAAAGTGGCGCACCAAAGTAGATGCACCTAACGCAATGGCTTGGGACATACCCAATGAACCATAAATGTCCATAGGCATGTCAGCATTGTTCCCGTATTCAGCGGGGTCAATACCAAACAACCGGTCTTGATAGATGTGTCCCGTAAAAGGGGCCAGACGACGACCGGTGCGGTCTTCCAAGTGAGCAGTTGCTTCAACCAAAATGTCCGCAAGGGTTGTTGGTTCAATATCAACTACTAACTCAGGATAGCGCTTAGAAAGGTCTTCAACGCTGGCAAGTGAAACGGGGTCTGTGTATTGTGACCCGTTATTTGCCATGGTTAATTACTCCTTTGTAGAACGGCGCTTAGTGGGTGAAGCAACTTCAATTGCTTCTGAGATGTCTTCTGAGGCAGTCTCGCTCTTTTCAGCGGCCTTTGGGGCTGCCTTCTTTGGAGCAACTTTTTCTTCTACCTTTTCAACTTCTGCTTCAACGGCCTTTTCGACCTTCTTTACTTCTTTTGTTACGGTGTAAAACAGTTCACCAGGGATTGAAAGAAGCGAGTGAGCCAAACGAGCAGGTACTTCAATCGCACCTTCGTCTCCGGCCTTTTCCCAGTTGTATCCTTCAGTGCCGCCTGGCTGATTTGCTGCTAGTAAAACCATGGTAAAACCTTTCATAAATTGAATCCAGCGCGGCGGGCGGGGGAGGAACGAGGGAACCCGCCCGCCACACTGAAACTTGACTACCTAATGATTAGTCAACTACAAACGATGGAGTGTAGTTCGTGTTGGTAGGAGTAATTCCGTTACCAGCAGTCTTGTCCAAAGCAGAAGCAACGTTGGCCAAACGACCAATGTACTTAGGTGCACGAACAGCAAGCGTAGTGTCCGCAACGAATGCGAATGGCAGGCTGTCAGGCGATGCTGTAGTTGGGTACACGTTGACAGGCTGCATCTCACGAACGAATGGACGTACGATGTAGTTGGGGTCACGTGACATGAGGTAGATGCTCTGCTCACCGTTTGAGGTAAGTGGGTTCAATCCGCTGTTGCTGTAAGCGTAAGCGGCAGGGTATGAAGCCTGTACGTTTGAACCGTTGTAAGCAATAAGAGTTGTACCGTTGTCAACAATCTTCGTGGTAGCCCAGACGTTGCCGGTGCTGTCCGTGAAGTTTGCGTCAACAATTCCGAGCAACGTGAACTGAGTGTTCGTTGGGGTTGAAACAGAAGCGCGGTATACCTTGTAGTGAGTTGGCTGTGAACCTTCTGGGCCGGTCGGCGTGCTGAACGAAAGCGTGCAAGCAGAGGTCGAAGGCGTGAGGGTTGAAGTCTTTGCAGCCTGGATTTCACCAAAGCGAGCAATAACAGGTGCAACTGCGTAGGTGTAGTTTCCGCTCAGAGTACCCGTACCCGTTGCAGCGCCAGTTACGGTGCCCATTTGGTTAGTACGAGGTGAAAGGAACGAAGTCTTAACGATTGGAACACCACGGTAGGTGGGAACAATCAAACCTGCGGCAATTTCAACTTCGTCAACAAAACGCTGTTGGTTGACGAGCAACTGTGACAGACGGCTGTTGGCGTTAGGTGACATGAGGAACATCCACTCAGAGTTCTCAACTGGCTCAGCAACGTTCGATTCAACGAGGTCGATGAGAAGGTCAAGTCCACCAAGGGTGAGGCTGTTGCCACCGAAGTTAATTGAGTTCTGGTCTACGCCGTCAACCCATGGGTTGTAAGCAGCGCCAGCCCAAGTCGAAGCACCACCGTAGTTGTCGATAGCACCGCCACCGATACCCTGTGAAGGGCCACCAGTAGAAGACGAGGTGAATGACGAGCAAATTACGTCAAGACCGTCGAACTGAGGGTAAGGTCCGTTAACCGTAGGTGCACCAGCACCCCAGANAATGGCAGTTTCCATGTCCCAGTAAAGACCGCGGGCAGCACCCTCGATTTCACGGGCGCGGAGGTCGCCAATCAGGTCTGCGGTAACAGCCTGTGAGTAACCAGTTACAGCACCAACGCTCTGGAGCAGACGAATCTGGAAGTTCTCCTGTGCGTAGTTTGATGTTGATACTGGACGTGCACCGCCGTCAGTGACGAATCCGCCCTGAGGAAGCGTTGTACGCTTGTTGAAGTAGTAAACTGTTGAGCCCCACTTGACCGTAGGCAGCGAGCGTACGAGCGGCGCATAGCGGCGCTGGTACTCAAGCAATACTGGGTCAATCTGCTTCTGTACGAGTGCGGCTGCACCCGCGGCAGTAAGGGCCTCTTCCAAATCGTTAGCCATTGCTAATTCTCCTTAATTATTTTTGGATAGGGGTTTATTTTTATTGCTTAGAAGCCGCGGTCGGCCTGAGCAAACTTGCTTTCAAAGAATGGGGTTGAGCCCCATGCTTGTACTTGAACCTTGCGGAATGCAGAAGAGTTCATCTCTGCAAGTGCGCGTGGGTCCAATTCCTCCGACTCTGACAAGTCAGAGGCGTCGTTTCCAGTTGAGCCACTGGTCAAGCCCTTACGGAAAGTGGTTCGGCCACCTCGGTAAGACTCAACAGCGTTCTTTGTGGCTTCGGCTACTGCGTCAGCGGCTGCCTTAGCGGCGGCCTCTGCAACAAGAGCCTGTACCTGCTCAAAAGTAAATGTGTTTTCGTTCACGGTGTTCTCCTGTGATTCGATAGATTCCTCGGCTGCAACTTCTTCGGCAGCAACTTCTTCGGCAGGGGCTTCAGCCTCTGCTTCTGGTGCTACCTCAGCGTCTGCGGCTTCTGGTTCGGTTGATTCGACTGGCGTCTTTGCAGCAACAATCATTGCGGCAAGAGCCTGAAGGTCTGCGTCACTCAGCGTACGAGTAGCAGCGGTTTCAAGCGTTGCCTCTTCAGCCGGAGTTTCTACAGCGGTGTTTTCGTCGGACACTTCTGTCTCCTTTTCTTCAGTTGGGGCATTGTCGCTTGACTCTGCCTGTGGTACGGGGTCCCCACAAGTGGG